GGTGTTCTGTTTGTTGCAGCATGGCGGTGATCAGTCGCGAGCGGTAAGGGACGCGGCGCGATTGCTGGGTATGCAGCATTCTTCGCGCCCGGATCCGCGTGATCTTCCCCCGTCCCCATCTTGTGACCCGAGCGAGCCGGGCTCTGGGCTCGACGCGCCCGGCGAGGCCGCTTCGGCTCCTGATGGGGGGGCGGGGGACGCATTAACTTTTGAACACATCCTTCGGCGATTTGCACTGGTGGAGGGCACCACGCATGTGTGGGACTTTGACCAGTCGCGGGTGATGAAGAAGTCGGCATTTGAGGCGCGTGTCGGTAAGCCCCTGGCAAAGCAGTGGCTGGAAGACACCGAACGCCGCAAGCTGATTTCCGATGACCATGTACGCGACATTGAGCAGTCGCGGCGGATGGCGGGCAAAAAAGGTGGTGCCTTCGGGATGCCACCGACTGAGCGTTACGTCTACATCGATGGCACTAAAGACGTATGGGATCGCGAGAAGAAGCGGCGCGTTGCCGAGGGTGCCGTAAAAATGGCCTTGGGTGACGCTTACGCGTTGTGGTTGAACAGCAGCGAGCGGCGCACCGTGGATGTGGACCACATCGTGTTCGACCCGACCATGACCAAGGATCCAGCTGTGTACATCAATACCTTTGATGGGCTGCCGCTGGAGCCGGTCAGGGACGATGCTGCTTGTGCCAACCTACGGTGGCTGATTTCGTTCCTGTGTAACCACGATGAAAAAGCGGCGCTTTGGTTGACGCGCTGGCTGGCATATCCGCTGCAGCACCTTGGCGCCAAGATGGATACCGCAGTGCTGATGCATTCCAGTATGGAGGGTTCAGGTAAGAGTCTTTTTTTCGCCGATACCTTGGGCAGGCTTTATGGTCAGTACGCTGCGACCGTCGGACAGACCCAGCTGGAGAGCAATTTCAACGCTTGGCAAAGCCGCAAATTGTGGGCCGTGTTCGAAGAGGTTGTTAGTCGGGATCAGCGCTACAACCAGGTGGGTAAGATCAAACACCTGGTCACGGGCAAAACGGTCCGGATGGAATCCAAGTTCATCAATGGCTGGGAGGAATCCAACCATATGAACGCGGTTTTCCTGAGTAACGAGATCATGCCGTGGCCGATCAGCGACAGCGACCGCCGAATGTTGGTGGTCTGGCCGCTGGAGACGTTGCCGGTCGATCGCCAGAAAGCCATTGGTCAGGAGTTGGAGCAGGGTGGGGTCGCGGCCCTATATGGCTGGCTGCTATCGGTTGATTTGGGCGACTTCAATCAGCGGACGCGCCCGCCATCAACTGATGCCCGTGAGCGGCTGGTGGCCTTGAGTCGGGCCGGTTGGCAGACGTTCTTGCACCTGTGGAAATACAGTGAACTGGGTCAGGGGCTTTGGGGACCGTGTCTTTCCACTGACCTTTACTCGCTGTTCCTGGAGTGGTGTCAGCGCAACAAGGAACACGTGATGAGTCAGACGAAGTTCTCGCTGTTCATCAACTCCGAGGTGGAAAAGACTCGTTCGATACCGTGGACGGATGGCAGTAATCGCAAGTTTGGTGCGTTCTTCTTTCCTGTTGACCAGGACGCTTCCCCGCCCCCATCACTGAAATCGGCCGAGCTGGGCGCCCTGGTCGTCGCCTGGCGGGCGAAGGCGAAACTCGCCGGCTGGAATGTGGACAACTGGGACCACATCAAGGCGGCTGCCGCATGACTACGCCTAAAAGTGTGTTGGGTGTGTCGGGTGTGTGTCGGGTTGGATTTTGCTACCCAACACAGTTTGAGGCCTTTATTTGCGCGGGTTTCCGGCTGTTGTGTTGGGTGTGTTGGGTTTGGCGTCGCGTGCGCGCATGCGTGACGTTATTTGCAGTGATAACGATGGGTAAATTTTTGTCTTATGCGAGGACAGAAAAACCCAGCAAACCCAACACACCCAACTCAAAGTTAATAAGAGTATTGATTTTAAAAGGATTTAATTGTGTTGGGTTTGTGTTGGGTAGTGGTTTTTCTGTGTTGGGTTCGGTTTTTCGGGGGGAAGGGCGATGATCGATGACATTGAAAGCCTGATGCGGCATTGGGGGGAGCAGCAAGCCCGGTTCGGCCATGAGGCCAGTTTGGG